TCACGGCTCGCCGGCCGGCTCGACGCGCGGCAGCTCGTGGTCGTACAGGTGAACCATCGCGTCCGTCTTGTGGCCGCTGGCCTTCTTCTTGTCGCCCTTGGTGTCGGTCACGCCGCGGTGCTTCAGGCCGTGCAGGCCGAACCTCTCTTCGCTGGTCAGCACCTGGTCCTTCACCGCGTTGCGCATCATCCGGCCCCAGGCGGTATTGAATCCGCGACGGGCCAGCGGCTCGCCGTCCTCGCCGACGAACAGGAAGCGCTGCTCGGGGCGCAGCGGGATCGGCCGGCGCTTGCGGGTCCAGACCTCGCTGCGATAGGTCTGCAGGGCTTCGATCGCGCGGGCCAGGTTAGTGCCCTTGCGCACCAGGTTGTCGCGGCTGCCCTTGCGCCGGTTGGTCAATAGATCCTCGTCCCAGTTGTGGGCATCGGTGAGCGTCAGCACCTCGATGCCGCGTAGGCGCGCCTGGTAGCCAATCTCCATCGCGGCCCACAGGTACGGAGGCAGGCAACCGGCCTCGCGATTGCCGAGCAGGCTGCAGGCGCGGGCGTACATCTGCACGTTGCGGAACACGTCACGCTCCGGCATGCGGTGGTTGCGCACCTCGCGCACGCACTTCACGCCCCTGCAGGGGTTGGTTTTGCAGGCGTCGTGCTCGACGCCCCAGCCGAAGGCGCGGCGCAGGTAGCGCAGCCAGTGGTTCGCCTTCGTTGGGTAGCCGGGCACGGCCTCTTCGCCGGGCTTCGTGGCCGGCTTGCCCTGGGCGATCGTGTCGACCAGGTGACGGAAAATCGGGGGCGCGAGGCGGTCGACGAACAAGTCGCCGAACTTGCCGTGCTTGGCCGGGTACGCCTTGATCGCCTCGGCGTAGTCCTCGTAGTGATCGCGCGTCGACTTCGCCAGTTGCCTGAAGTCGAGGCTGGCGTGGAACTGGTTGAGCACGTATGCGATCGTGCCGCGCGTGGATCCGCCGGCACGGGCCTCGATGATGGCGTGCAGTTCCGACAGCTTCGCGTCGGCGCCGGCGACGGTCTTGGCTGAGGGCTTGCCGGTTTCCGGGTCGGCTTCCAAGACGTACCACCGGCCGTTGCCGGACTTGTCCCAGTAAAGCCCGCGCGGCAGCGCCGCCTGGTCGATGTGCGCCGGGATCGTCGGATTGAATTTGCGCTTGCGGCCGCGGCCCATCAGAACACGTCCTCTACGGAGAGCTTGCCCTCGTCGTTGGCTGCCCCGGCGCGAAGGCCCAGGGCGGCGTTGAGGGCATCCACGGTCGTCCAGATGCCCCCTTGGCCGTCATAACGGTAACGGATCCCCTGGGCCTTGGCCCAGCGTTCGACGGTGGCCAGCTTGGGGAGCGGCGCATCGATCGCAGGGCGGCACAGCCGCTGCAGGTCCTCGAACTGGAGCACGTTGCCGATCAAGGCTGGCGCGACTCCTTGCGCTGACGGCGTCGCCGGCGGCGCTGCTCGCCGCGAGCGAAGTGGAGGGCGGCCTGCTCGATGCGGGTGCTGCGATCGAGCCGACCGATCAGCTGGCCGAGCTCGACGTCCCCGAGCTGGCGGATCGCGTCGCGCACCTGGTCGGGCTTCATGGCTTCGGCACCGGCGATCTTCATGCGGCCACCTGGTACTTGCTGGCCAGCCAGGTCGCAGCGCGGCCGATCGCCGAAGCATCGAGACCTTGTGCACCGAAGTGCTCGGCAATGAAGTTCAGCGCGCCAAGCAGTTGCACCTCCGGCGCGCAGTTGACGATCGGTACCGGCACGCAGACCGTCCAGCGACGATCCAGGTTGATGCCGTCGACGAGGACCGCAGGCTTCTCCAGGCCGCCATTGCTATGCGCAGCGAGGGTCTGGCTGGCCATCTCCTCTGCCACATCGAACTGGTCACGCGCGGGTACCGCGGCGGTCGTTCCGTTTGCCTTTCGCTTTTGGCCAGGCAGGTAATACGTGACGCGGGTGGTGGCTCCAGTCGACGTGATGCGGCCCTCTTCGCGGAGCCTGCCGATCGCCTTGCGTCGATCGACGGCCTCTAAGTCGGCCAGTTCCTCGCGGAGCTTCTCTCCGCTCATGGATCCACCGTTATCGGTGATCAGCTGGATGATCCTGTCCGCGTTCTCGGAAATGATGGACATGGGTGTGATCTCGGTATGGGGCGCCGGCAGTTCCGCCGGCGCGAAGCTGGGAGCGAAGCCGGTAAACATCGGCCGGAAGCTGCTCATCGGTGGATCAGTCGCTGCAGCAGCGGCCGCCTGGTGTGCTTGCTTTGGTCGAGGACCTGCATGGCGTTGTTCGCCGGCGAGGCGAGCTCGAATCGGAACTGCGCGGTGCCGTTGCCGAGCGCTTCCTGGATCAGTGCCGGGACGCGATCGCGAAGCTCCCGAGGCATGCGAACCCAGTGCACGCAATGCAGCGCGTGCAGGGTGTCATAGGCCTCTCGTTCGGGATGCACGCCGAGCAACGTCGCGACCTTGTCGATCGTGCAGATGCTAAAGTGGGTGCCGGCGAACATCTCGTTTAACGCGGTAAGCGCGGCCAGGGCTTTGATATCATTCATGGCAGCCAGTCCTGGTCAGTGGAAATGCACGCAGCCGCGATCGGACGCCTTTTCAAACGCCCGGCGCCACAACGCGTAGCGCTCCCGGAAACGTTCGTCCGGGTGCGCGTCTGCCTTGGACTGATGCTCTGCGAAGTCGCGCGCGAGCTTGCTCGATACCGAAGTTCCGATGACGCCTTCGCAGTCGCTGAAGTTGATCAGCTCAGAGAAAGGACCAGTCGCGCCGTTCCAGCACGCGACGCAGTGACTGTCCTGGCTTCGGCCCCACTTCTCGTACTGCGCGGCCGGATAGCCTGCGAGAACGGCAAGCTGCTCGCGCCACTGGTTGTAACCGCCGTAGCTGCCAGCCCTGAAACCATCGCTCTCTGCAGATCGATATGCGGCACGATCCACGATCTCATCCGCACGGCCAGGGAAGTCCGGGTTCACGTAGAACTGCACCCAGCCGTCAGCCCAGCGGATCTCGCCGTGCTCGTCGAAGCCCTCGTTACCGCTGGCCTTCGACAGGCAGCGGTGCCACGTGATGTCGAGTCCCATCACTTGGCCCCCTTCTTCGGCGCTGCTTTCGCAGCCTTCTTGGCGGGCTTCTTGACCGCCTTCTTCGCCGGTCTCTTCGCGACCGCCGGTGCCTTCTTCGCGGGCGCACTCGCCGGCGCTACGGTCTTCGCTGTTGCGGGCTTTCCCAGCTTGTAGCCGACGCCGCGTAGCGGTTTCGGCAGCCATCCCTTGCCCTGCAGGCGCTTGGCGGCGTCCGCCATAGCGGCGTCCTTCTTCATGGCCAGGACGGCCTCGCCAGCGGCCTTGCCGTCGACGTCGGCCACCGCCTCTGCCAGCAGGCTCTTCGGCACCAGCGAGACGAACGAATCCGCGCTCGGCGTCCACCAAGCGGTCATGTCGACTTCGAACTGCTCGGCCAGCGCCTGGCCGCGGTGGCCGCCATTGGTGCTGACGGTGAGCGCGGTGGCCAGCGCCAGCAGCTCCAGCTGCTTCGCCTGATCGAGCTTGCCCACCCAGCCGAAGATCTCCGACGCCTTCCCAGGGAGGCCGGCCTTCTTCCAATCACCGATGCGGTCGTCGATCGCCTTGCGCGCAGCGGCCTTGCCGAGATCCTGGAACTTCGACTCGATCTGGCCGCGCGCCTCCTTGTGCTGGTTGGTGGGCGTCAGGGCCAGCACCGACTCGGCGTAGCTGTCGGTGAAGAGCTTGGTCAGCAGGTGCGTCAGCAGCAGCTGCAGAGCCATCGCCGGGCGGGCCGCGACGTGCTCGCGGATTGCTGCGGCGCGATGCATCTCCAGGCGCGTGACCATGTCCTGGCTGAGGGTGGGCTTCTTGCTGCCCGCGTCCTTTGCCTTGCCGTCAACCTTGCCGGCGCTGACGCGCTGGCCGGGCAGCAGTCTGCCGCGTTCAACCTGCAGGCCGTGGTAGCGGTCGATGTAGATCAGAACGCCCGTCTTTGTCTTGGCTTCGTCGCTCCACACCGCGCGGCCAGCGCGAAGGTCGCTCAGTTCGCGCTCGAGCCGTTCCGCCTCGTCATTCAGTTGCTCGAAGTCGACGTCATCGTCTCGATCGTCGATCGCCTCGATTTCCTTCAGGCGCTTGCCAATCTCGTCGATGCGCGCCTGGTCTTCCTTTGTCACCTTGCCGTACGTTGGACGAAACGGGCCATCGGCGTACCGGGACTGGGCGCTGTAATCCATCTGCAGGTGAACCTCGACCCAGGACCAGCCCGCATTGCGCTCATCGAGTGCAATGGCTTCGAGCTTGTTGCTGGCCAAGGTTTCCAGCAGCTTGCCGTCGGAGAAGTAAACGTCCTCCGAGAACATGTCGCGGCGCACGACGCCGCCGGCGACTTCGTACTGGTCGGCGCCGACGAACTTCACGAGCGGGTTGTCGGGCCCGATTTCCTTCGAGGTGATGCGCTTGCGGATCTCGTCGGGGCGGCGCTGCCAGTCGTGTTGTACCTTCTCGCCCTTGGTGCCGAACCAGGCCTTTCGCTGCGCTTCGTGATCGTCAGTCAGCGCCAGTGCTTGCAACTGTTCGAGCTTCATCTGGCCCTGGTCGTAGAGCTCGAACAGCTCCGGGGCCACGTTCGCGAGCTTCAGGCGCTGCGTGACCACCGATGTGGGTGTGCTGAAGTGCGCAGCTACTTCGTCTACGGAGCGGCCGTCGTCGATCATCGCTCTGAAGGCGCGGAACTGATCGGCAGGGTGCATCGCCTCGCGCAGCGTGTTCTCCGCGGTGCTTGCCTCCAGGGCGTCCACGTCACCCACGATCTTGCAATCCACGGGATGGTCGGCCGGGATCTCTCCGCGATCGAGCCGCAGCTGAAACGCGAGCAGTCGCGTACCGCCGGCGTCGACGTCGTATAGACCGTCGTCAGTGCGCGCGGTGACGACAAGATTCTGTAGTTGTCCGTGTACCTTCAACGATTCGGCGATCGCGGCGATAGTTTCGGGGGAGCGGCGCTTGCGGCTGTTCTTCGGCGACAGCCGCAACTGGGAAAGCGGAATTGCCTGGATGGCGGTCATGTGGTCCTCGTCAGTGAGGCGAGGCCCGGTCCACGCGGGACCGGGCGCCGCGATGGATCAGGAAAGGGCGCTCTCGCTCCACCAGGACTCGGTGGCGCGGCCGTCGGCGGCCTTGTAGCGGATGTAGTAGGTGTTCTCGGACGTCGTGTACTCGGCGCGGCCGATGACTTCGCCGCCTTCGCCGCTCGCGGCGATGTTCACCTGCTGCCCGAGCTCGAACTTGAACTGCTTCATGCTTTACTCCTTGGGTTGTGCCACGCGACGCGGTGGCGGCGTTGTCAGGACCGCGGCTGTTCGCCGCGGTCGAGAAGTCGGAAGGCGATGGACCGCATGTCGGCCAGGTGCTCCTGGGTCGCGGCGAGTGCGCCGGCGGATCCGCTGCCATTTGTAGGCCGCAGCCCGCACTGCCAAAGCGAATCCATCAGCTCCTGCGCGGCAGATGGGTCCAGCGCCACGGTCGAGCCCGCATCGGCACCTTCAGCGACATGCCGCCAGCTGAGAGAACCCACATACAGGCCGGTTTCGGTATGTCGCTGCAGCTGTAGGTCGACGCGCTCGCTGAAGAGCGACCGGCCAGCTATGGCTCGGGTGCTCATGCGCTGGCGCCTGTTGGCAAGGTGGCGCCGCGCGAGCTGGACTCTCGCGGGTCACCGCTGGGTGCATCGGAGCAGCTGCTGCACAGGTCGGCCGCCACCCACCAGCAACCACCCTCGCAGGCCTGGAAGTCCGTGCAGCCGCACACGCGGCACGCGCGCACTGCGGCTTCGCTTTTGCCGACGCTGCGGCTCTTGTGGATGGTGGCGGTGCGCATGTCAGGCCACCTGTTCCTGCGCCGCATCGGTCAGGTGCGCGAGCGCACACGCATCGAAGGCTCGGAGCGGCGACGCCACGACGCCCACGGCGCCGTGTGCCCAGGTCGGCACGCCCAGGACGACGAAGCGATGGTCACGCTTCGGCTCCAGCTCGCCGGCTTCGTTGCGCAGCAACGGGAGGTACGTGATCGACAGCCCGTTACCCTTGTACGTGGCGGCGTAGACCTCGACCGGAAGGTAGTAGCGATCGCCAGGCATCGGCGTGAGTCGCGGATTGCGGCCGCTCTCGTCCACCTTGTCCGCCCACGCCGGCGGGCAGAACTGGGTGTCGCCGATGGCGGACAGGGTCATGCGGACGGCTTCGTACTCGGCGGCGTCGATCGAGTCCGGTCGCACGCGCGACAACTGGTCGAACGCGCGGGCAGCGTCGCGGCGCATGTTCGCGATGGCGGTCTGCAGCGTGTCGACCGCAGCCTGCGAAACCTCCAGCGTCCGCAGATCGCGGCGCCACTGATCCGCGCGGCGGCTGTACTCGGAGGCGTTGACGGTGAGGCCTTCGGCGGTGTTGGCCTGGGCGACGGCATCGAGAAAGTCGGGGCCGTCGAGTTGCTGGTACTCGGACATGGGGTCTCCTTCAGTTGCGCGAGGACGCGCGGTTGCGTTGCTGGGTGGCCCGACCCTTCGCGCGTTGCTCGCTGAGGCGGGAATGGTCGAAGCGGAGCGGCTGGGAGCACTCACCAGGGCGCAGCTGCTGGATGCGGCCGCCACGACGCAGGAACTCGTCGACCGACTCGAATCCGGCCGCGGCGTTCGGCCTGGCTACCTGGGCTACAGTGGCCAGCGGCGCCGCGAAGTTGGTCTTCTGCTCGCGCTGCCGGCGCACGACCGGCTGCACGACTTTCGGCGATGGCTGCTTCGGCATCGAGGCTGCTTTCGCCTTGGCGGGCGCAGCCTGGGCACGCTCAGGCGCGGCGGGTCGTGCGCGCACGGGCGTCGGTGCCGGCGCCGGCGGCTGCGGCTGGCGTCGAGCGGCGAGCTGCCAGCGGACGTTTCCGTAGCCCGCGCCGACGCGCTCGACGGTGCCGCCGCGGGTCATCGTCGAAAGCGTGGCGGACATGAGGTTGATGTCGGTGTCCGGATCGAGGCCCTCAGCGATCTGCGCAGCAGTGATTGCGTCGAGGATTTCCCGCGCGGTCACCGGCTTGCGCTGGCGGGCAAGGAATGCACGCACGCGCGCAGCGCGGCCCGTACGCTTGGCTCCGTTGAGCTTCGCGTTCATAGCTGCACATCCTTGCCATGCACGACCTCGATCTGGCTGTCGTGATGAATCATCACGCTGAGCAGGCGGTGCTCCTTCGTCAGGACGCGCGTGAGCGTCAGACGCGGCTTGACCGGAGGGCCGAACGCGATCGCCAAGCCAACGAGCAGGAACACGATGCCGTCCGCGAGCAGCTCGGCGACGCTGTCGGGCCACCAGTTCAGGCCGAAGTAGAGCGTCTCGGTGAGCCAGAACCAGAAGGCGAGGTAGGCGATGGGCCAGTTCACCTGGAAGGGAAGGGTCGTTTTCACGAGGCCTCCTTCGCCGTTTCGCCCGGCTCGTCCTGCAGCAGCGCGAGCAGCACCGTCGGCGCCATCACGCACTGTGCGCAGATCCACAGGTCGGCGCCGGGCTCGCTCAGCGGCACGGCGATGTCGGGATCGCCGCCCATCACCGCTGCCAGCGCAGCGCCGGCAGCGCCGCCACCGAACATCTGCTCCAGGCCGTGGGTCTGCTGAATGCCGCGCGGGTTCAGGCCCCACTGCTGCAGGCGGACCGTGTAGAACACGATGCCGTGCTTGGCAACGCCGCAGCCGCAGCGGCAGCACTTCTTGATGTCGCGGGCCTTCACTTCGCACCTCCGGCTGTGCGGAGCGCTGCGAGGTCGAAGCCGCGCCACGAGGCGTTCTGGATGTCGCTCGGGCCAGCGAAGAAGCTGTCCATGTTCCAGCGGCCTTCGTGCCACCAACTGAGCGCTTCTCCTTCATCGAATTGCCGCAGGTACGGGCCTTCGTGGTGCGGCTTCACAGATCCTGAGATCCAGCCCGTCATCGCATCTTCTGGCCCCTTCCCGTCGGCAGGCGAAAGCGGATGGTCACCAAGCGGGACGATCTCAAGAACATTCACATGGGCGCTCATGCCGTACCTCCGATGGCGGCGGCCATGACGCGTGCCTCAACCGCGGCGCTGCGGATTTGGCCGTCGCGAATGCACGAGTAGTCCCGGCAGACCTGCGGGCGAATCGCGTAGATGCGGCAGCGGAAGCCGGCTCCGGTGTCCAGGTGCTGGCATGCGATCAGCTCGCCGTCGACCACCGCGGAGCAGCACGCTCCGCAACGTTGGCACAGTGATGGCGTGATGGCCGGGGGCGCCGGCGCTGCGTTGATGTGATCCGCGATCATTGCAGCACCACCCACGAGATCTCGACCGCGAGCACGCCGAGCAGGACGATCAGTCGTGCGTTGTCGAGCAGCCATTCGCGCCGCGTGGACTGTTGCCAGCGACCCGTGTCTGCGGTTCCGTCCAGCTTCGGTGCGTTCATACGCCGGTGGCCTCGTTGTCCCTGGTGAAGTCGGTGCGTTCGTCGGGGATGGCGTGCTGCGGTTGCGTCGCTGAGGGTTGCGGCGCGATAGGCCGTGCGCGCGATCCGAATACGCGATCGAAATCGCGCATGGCCTGGTCGTAGAGTTCGAGCGTCACGCCGCCCCCGCTTGGGCCTGAGCGGCCTCATGCAGCTGCGTGGCGATCGCCAGACCTTCCGGGGTGAGCTCGACGCGCGTCGTGCACAGCGGCTCGTCGAGGTCGACCAGGCCGTCGCGCTCCATGCCCTTGACGGTGCGGCCGGTGAACGTCGGGTGGCTTCCGTTGACTGGGCAGTAGTTGCCGCCCGGAATGCGCTTCAGCGCATGAGCGGGATCTGTGACCATCGCCAGCAAGGCCTGGCGCTGCAGCGGCGGGATGTTGTGGCGGTTCTTCATGAGGTCCTCGCGTGGTGTTGCCGGGCGCGACGCGCCGGGCGTTGATCAGTGGTCAGGCGTGCGCGCTCGCTTGCCGTGCCCGCAGCTGCTCTGCGCGGCAACGGCCATCGCGAATGGCTTGCAGGGTGTGCGCGCTGGAGCGAAGCGCCCAGGCGATGGCCGCCTGCGTGTTGCTGGCGTCGCAGCCGATGGCTTGCGCGTAGCGCCTGACTGCGATGGCGATGTCCGCAGCGTCCTTGCGCACTTCCGTCTGCCGATAGAGAACGAGCGGGCAGCGGATCGAATGGGTTTGAACGTGCATGCTCTGTTCCTTCAGGCCGCAACCAGCGAGCGCTCTGCCGCGATGCGGAGAGACGGCAGCTGGGAGATGGGGAACAGCGACGCGTCGTCGGACGACCACAGGTGCTCGGCGATGCGCTGCGAGTACACGGGTTGCGTGCACACGCCGCAGTGCGGGCATTCGACGTGGTATTGGTGGGCCGGCTTGCCGAACAGCCGAGGCTCGACGTGCAGATGCACGCGACCGCGCGTTTCGACCAGGTGGGCGCGATGGCCGCAAGGCGCGTGGAACAGGGGCAGCGACGGATCGATGTCGTGCATGATCATCGGGAGGCACTCCCAGGCTCGATAGCGAAGGTCTCAGTGATCCAGGCGCGCAGTCGTGCGTGCTGGGATTCGTCGATGTCGAAAGCGGTGCTGGCCAGCCATACGCTCCAGCCGTCGCCGATGTCGTCGGGCTCGCTCAGGCGCAGTCGCTGTGCAGGCTGGCCGGCGACGAACGCGAGCTGGCGGCCGGTTACCATCCCGATCTTTCTGTCGGCGGTGCTTGGGCGCAGGTACAGCGAGGCCGAGATCGAGTTCCAGGCCGGCGTGTAGGTGAACCGAAGCGGGAAGCGCTGGGCGGTGTGGACGAGGATCGAGAGCTCGCTCATCGGGGGCCACTCCGCATCTCGGTCCGGGCGCTGCGGCGGTAGCCGTTGCCGGCGGGCCACTGGATTGCTCCGATTGAGCGCTGGGCCTGTTCAAGACGCTCAGCGCGCTGGCGTGCCCACCCAAACGCGAGTGCGAGGACCACGGCGATGAAGCCCAGCCCGATCAGCAGCGCGATCACGACCAGGCCAAGGTGGTTCTGCAGCAGATGCGACATGGCGCCTCCTGATGAAGGAAGGCGGCCGGCAGGCTGGCTCAGGGGGAGAGCCGCTGGAGGGGAAGCCAGCTGGGGGCCTGCCGGCCGCCACCCCCGCGGAGGGGGCGAGCGCGATACTGCAAGAAAACTTGCGGCCAAGTCAACAAGTTTTCTTGCGGCGGTGCCACAAAAATGCGCAAGCCCCGATGAACGGGGCTTTTCAGGGGTTCCGAGAGGGGGTTTTCAGAGGCGCCGGTAGGCGGAAATGCGCCGATTCGCCGGCCTCAGTCGAAGGAATCCAGCGGCACGTGTCGAGCTACCGACCGGATCAGGCCGGCCTCTTCCCAGTCGATCCCCTCGCCTCGGCACTCCCGTGCTCGCTCCATGTCGTGCAGCAGCTGCGCGAGTTCGGCGTCCTCGAGGCAGTCGAGGTTCGGGACGTTGAAGGTGGCCTGGTCGACGAGGCAGTGCATCTGCCAGCGATCGCGCAGGAAGCGCACGCGCTTGAGAATGCACTCGCGTGTGATCGAGTCGTAGATCGTCGCCTTGGGTGTTGTGACGACCCTAAGCTGAGGCTTTGCCCTTTCTGCCGGCGGACGCAGTTCGTCCATGCGCGCCGAGATCATCCCCGCCAGTTCCCGAAGTCGATTTTCGCTGAGTGCCATCACTGTTCTCCCGCTCGCGTTGTCTGGCGGCGAACCGCCTGCTGAACTCGATCAGGTTGCTATCAGTGACGACTTCTCCGGCCTCCGAGACGATCTCGTAAGCGATGGTTAGAAGGTAGGGGTCGTGGAGTGCCTCGGGCGGCCCGTGCTGGATCTCCACGATGTACTGAAGCAACTTGACCGCGGAGGCCATCCTCTCAAGTCCGCTTCGCATGTCGTGAGACATCGCGTCGAGCACAACGCTTTCCTGCTGAACACGTCCAGGTTTGTCGCCCGGCTTCCATGCCATGAGCTGCTCGACCGTATAGCCAAAGGCCTTGGCCAGTTCCGGAAGATAGCGGGGGCGCCGATTTGGGAACTCTATCAACTGCTGAATGTGCTGGTGCTTCACGTTTGAGGCGCCTTGGGCGCGCACGCGTTCAGCTACGGCGGCCAGGCTCAGGCCCTCCTGCTTCATCAACCCGGCGACGATCTGACCTAACTGCATATGCATACAAGGGATCTTGCAGCCTTGCGCCGCAAAAAAGTTTGCGGTAGCTTGTCGCAAGGTTTCTTGCATTTGGGCCTCCGTGAACGCATTACAGCGCGCCATCGCCATCTGCGGCACCCAAACCGAGCTCGCCCGCAGGGTCAAGGGGAAGCCGGCCTCCGGGCACGTCCATTACTGGCTGCAGAACGGGTTCGATGAGGAAACCGCAATCGCCATCGAGCTCGCCGTCGCATCTGTGATCGCGGAGTCTCCTGCGGCCGCGGAGCGGGCGCGCGAGCTGGGCGCGGTCACGGTCGAGCAGCTGCTGCCCGACCTGGAGTGGCATCGCGACGCCGGCGGCGCCGTCACCAGCTACACGAAGCGGGTCCGGCGCGGCCGCGCCCTGCAGGTAGTGCACGGTGGCGACCGGGCGCGCGAGCGCGGGTGCACAGAAAAGGACCGCAACGAGCCGGCCACGACCACGGTCGATGTGGAATTCGTGCAGGGCGAGGAAGCGAAGGTGGGTGAAGTCGAGCATGGGCGCAATCCTCGCGCAGCGACGAGGGCGTCCGCATGAAGCGCGCTCGTCAATTTCTGCCGCCGCGCCAGTCGGTCGTCTACTCGTACACACGTCGGATGCTCGACGAGACGGCCACCAACGCGAACAGCTTCGCGATGGCCGTCGCCGAGCGGTACCACCAACTGGTGGCGCCGGACGTTCGCCAGGTGAACCTGCGCCTGGGCGAGGGCGATGCCCTCAGTCGTGCGATGGACGCCAACGGCCAGATCCTGCGCCGATACATGGACGGCACAGTGAAGGTGCTGCCCGCCGACCTCGAGGACGCGTGGGTGTTGGCGCTGCCCGAGCCGTATCGCAGCGACTGCGAGCGCGACCTGGCGCGGCGCCGAGGGCACCTGTGCGTGCGACTGGCGACCGGCGACGAAAGCGCCGTCAGCGGCGTGGCGCAGATCAGCACCGAATTTGGCGAGTTGCTAGGCGCGATCGCGCCCGCCCTCGCTGACGGCCGCATCAACGAGGCCGACCGCGTGCACGCACTGCAGATTCTCAACAAGTCCGACGACTTGATCAGCGCGGTGCTGTCGGTGCGTCGGTCGATCACCGCTCTACTTCCGGAAGGGGACCGGACGCATGCCTGATGCAATGGATTCCGTGCAGGCTTTCAACGAGGACCATGTCCAGGACTCGCTGAAGCGCCACCAGACCAACGCCGCACTCCGTCCCGGCCGCACGCATTGCGAACGCCTCGACTGCTGCGAGCCGATACGGCCCGAGCGCACAGCTCAGGGAGCGCAGCGCTGCGAGGAGTGCGAGGAAGAGCACCAGCGGCGCAACGCTCACTTCGCGCCGTGGGCGCGTCAGCGGTGAGGCGCGCAGCCCATGCAGCCCGCACGCCGACGCAGCTGCAAACCCGCCAACGAGGCCTCGCGTCGCGGCATCGCCGCCGCGCTTGCCGCTCTCTATGCCGAGACGCCGCCGATGACGGACGACGAAATCATCGCGGAGCAGGATCGCTTTCGTCGCGAAACCGAGGCGTCCAGCCGTCGCCAGGGCGAACTGCCACTGCTGCTGAAGGTGCGCGAATGAGCTTGTGGTGCTGTTCCCACCATGCGATGCGGATCTCGAAGTTGCCGCTCGAGCAGTGGGCCGGCGAGATCGCCAAGCTGCCCGAGGGTTGCGAGAAGGGATGCGGCGCGCCTGCCAGCTGCAGGGCACGTAACGCCGACTACCTGCGCGTCCAGTACCGCGCGCTCAAGCGGCGCATCGAACGCGAATCCCGCGGGCCCGGCAAGCAGGGTGCGCTGCTGTGACCGTCGATACCGCAGCCCTCCGCAACGATGTCGACATCGTCGACGTGATCGGCAGCTATGTGCGGCTGAAACGCGACGGCGACGAATGGAAGGGCCTGTGCCCGTTCCACCAGGAGCGCAGCGCGTCGTTCTACGTGATTCCGGAAAAGGCGTTCTTCCACTGCTTCGGTTGTGGCGCGCATGGCGACGTGATCGACTTTGTCCAGCGGCACGACGGTCTGACGTTCGTCGAGGCCTGCGAGAAGCTCGGGCATCGTGACTATGAGCCGATCCGCGAGGCGTCGCCGGCGGAAGTCGTGCGGCGCGATGGCAAATGGGTGCCGCTGCTGCCGGTTCCCGAGCACGCGCCAGCGCTGTTGCGCCGCGATGGCTGGACGGTACCGATCTGGAATCCGAAGCGTTCCAAGTTCTCGCGCTTCAAGCCAACGCGTGCCGACGCATATCGCAACGGCGCCGGCGCGCTGTTGGGTTACGTCCTGCGCTGCGAGTTCGGCGACGGCAAGATCACGCCAACGATTACCTGGTGCATCGGTCCCGATGGTGCGATGCAGTGGTGCATTCGTCCGTTCCCGCGCCCGCGGCCGCTGTGCGGTCTCGACGAGCTGGCGGCGAAGCCTGGCGCTCCTGTGCTGATGCCCGAGGGCGAAAAGTGCCGCGCGGCTGGCGCTGGCGCGTTGCCGATGTACGCGGTGGTGACCTGGCCAGGTGGCAGCAAGGGTATCCCGTACGTCGACTGGGAGCCGTTGCGCGGCCGCGACGTCGTGCTGTGGCCCGACGCCGACGAGCCGGGCCGCAACGCGATGCTCGGCTACGAGGACTACAGCGGACTGCCGCATCCTGGCGTCGCGCAGTTCCTGCAGCGCGTCGGGGTGCGCTCGATGCGGTACGTGGATCCGGAAGGGCAGCCCAAAGGCTGGGACCTGGCCGACGCGCTCGATGACGGGTGGACGCCGCGGCAGCTGGCCACGTGGGCAGCCGAGCGCGTGCGTGACCTCGAAGTGGTAGCGGGGTGACCGTGGCCAACCCGAAGCGAAAACTGACGGTGGTCGACAGCGGCGGCACGGCGCCACCGCCAGGCGGTACCGATTCCAATGCGTGGAAAGACGCGCTCACTCGTCGAAAGGACGGAGGGGTCGAAGGCACGTTGCACAACTGCCTCCTGATCCTGGAGAACGATGAACACTTCCGCGGCATGTTGTGGCTCAACGAGTCCAGCAACCAGGTTGTGCTGGCCAAGGATCCACCGTGGACCGGCGGCAACCGTGACGAGTTCACCGACACCGACGGCTGCGAGCTGGCGGCCTGGCTGCAGTCGCCCGACCGCTACTACATGAGCGTGAGCGACGAGCTCGCGCTGAAATCGGTCATCACCGTGGCGCGCCGGCATCGCCGGCATCCGATCCGCGAATACCTGCGCAGCCTCAAGTGGGACGGCACGCCGCGCGTGGAGCGCATGTTCGTCGACCTGTTCGGCGCCGAGGACAAGGCCTACAACCTGCAGGCCGCGGTGTGCTTCATGGTCTCCGCCGTATCGCGCCTGCTATGGGTGGATCCCAAACAGCCGTTCACCGGGTCGAAGGTGGACTTCATGGTCGTGCTCGAGGGCGGCCAGGGCAAGAAGAAGACCTCATCTTTCGAGGCGCTGTTCGGCGCGCAATGGTACGTCGAGACGTTGGAGTCGCCTGCTGGCAAGGACTTCTACCAGGTCATCCTGGGGTGCTGGGGCGTCGAGATCGCCGAGATGGACAGCTTCAGCAAGGCGGACGTCACCAGCGTGAAGGGCGCGATCACCAGGCGCGTCGACAAGTACCGCGCCCCATACGAGCGCGTGCCACGGTCCTATCGGCGTGAGTGCGTGTTCGTCGGCACGACCAACGAGACCGAGTACCTGCGCGACCACACCGGCGGCCGCCGCTTCCTGCCGGTGCGTGTCACCGACGAGGGTGTGATCGAGCTGGAGAAGATCATCGAGCAGCGCGACCAGCTGTGGGCTGAAGCGGTCCATCTGTTCGAGCAAGGCGTGCAGTGGTGGAAGTTGCCCGACGACGCAGCAGCGGAGCAGGAGGCGCGCTACTTCGAGGACAGCTGGGAAGGGCGCATCTCGCGCTGGCTCACCGGCACGGTGGACAACAAGGATCCAACGAAGGACCGGCCATATCCGGCGCACTGTCGGTACGGCAAACAGGTCGAGTGGACCACCACCGACGAGATCCTGGCGTATGCCATCGGGGCCGACGCGGCCAAGCATGGCAGGCCCGAGCAGATGCGCGTGTCATCGATCATGAAACGGCTCGGGTGGGTGCACCGGCGCGAGCTCCTGGAGGGTGTGCGAGAGCGCCGTTGGTACCGCGCCAGCGGGGATGCCATCGCAGACCAGGCCAGCGCCAGCAGTGCATCCGCCGGCAACACGGGTGGAGGGGTCGATGACGACTGCCCGTTCTAGCGGCTGCCCAACCTCACACGGGCGAATGCCCGACCTGCCCAACCACGCTGCCCGACCTCGGGCTAATGGCGTTGGGCCCGTGCCCAACCTGCCCGACCTTCCGGGCGCACGCGCGTATCAGAGCAGCCGGCCAGCCCTCTCACATCACATAAGCCTGCATAGGTTGGGCAGGTTGGTCAGGTCGGGATCAGCCCGCAGCGACAGGGCTTTCGTGCGTCCCGACCTCTGCCCGACCACCACCGCGTCGGGCGCGCAGGTTGGGCGACGCGCGGCCGGGCCGACTCGGCAGGCCGGTCGGGTCGTGGAACGGGGGCGCGTGGAACGCGGGTCCTCCCCAGGGGGAGCCTTCCTGCGGGCAGCAAGCGCGCAAAACTCGCCTAGTTTCTGCCGAATGTTTTTGGTTAATTTCAATGACTTACCTGTGAAACTTGCAGCGTGAAACCCTGAAATGGACTCCCGCCCGCAAATCTCCAACAGCTCTGCGACGTCGGCATCGGCCGGTGGCGCGATGACGCAGGCCGAATTCGCCAAGCACCGCGGCGTGTCGGAGGCGATGGTGTCGCGCTGGAAGACCAAGGGGTACCTGGTCTTCACCGCCGACCGCCGCGTCGACGTGGCCGCGTCGACGGACCGCCTGGGCCGAATGCTGGATCCCGCCCGCGGCGGCGATCGTACGGGCCGCCAGCGGCCGTATAACCCGGCTGGCGCGGCCGGCGCTTCCCAGGCGGCGCCGGGCGCTGGTAGCCAGGGCGGCGCGCCTGGCGGCGCCGAGGGCGGATGGGATCCCGACCCCGACCGGCTGAACTACCAGCGCGAGGCGGCGCGCGACAAGCGCGCCAGCGCCATGCAGCGCGAGCTGGAGCTGGCCCGCGAGGCTGGGCAGCTGGTCCGCGCCGACGAGGCGGCTGGCCGGATCGCGAACCACGTGCGCCAGGCGCTCGATTCGCTCGCGGCGCGCCGGCGCCGGCTGGCGCCGAAGCTCGCCCTCGAGGCTGACCCGCGCAAGGTCGAGCAGCTGCTCGAGGAATCGGACCGCGAGTTCTGCATTGCCCTGGCCAACCTGGTTACTGCGCAACCAGTGGAGGCGCCTGCCGAATGAACTTCGACGGCGCCGACTACGGGCACCTGCTCGGCGACGCCTGCAGCGTCGTCGACCAGGCATGGGCGAAGGCGTGGATGCCGCGGGAACCGTTGACGATCAGCCAGTGGGCCGAGCGTCATCGCGTGCTGCCTGACGCGAGCTCGGCTGAGCCGGGGCCGTGGCGGAACGCGCGCAACCCGCACCTGGTCGAGATCATGGACTGCCTCTCGCCGGTACACCCGGCCGAGAAGGTCGTGTTCAAGAAGCCGACGCAGGTCGGTGGCACCGAAGTGCTGATCAACGCGATCGGCCATGCGATGTGCCACGACCCCGGTCCGATCATGCTGCTGGTGCCGGGTATCGACTTGGCCGAGCGTCACAGCAAGCAGCGCATCGCGCCATCGATCGAAGCGAGCGAGGAATGGAGTCGCGTCGTGCCGCCTGCCCGGAGCCGCGACAGTGGCAACACCGTGCGCGCGAAGGAATTCCCTGGCGGCATCTTGGTGATCGCCACGGCGAACAGCTCGACGGGCCTGCGCTCGATGCCGGTGCGCTACCTGTTCTGCGACGAAGTCGACGAGATGCTGCGCAACCTCAACGGCCAGGGCAGCGCCCTTGAGATCGCGGTGCGACGCACCGGCACATACCAGGGCCGCCGCAAGATCTACCTGTGCAGCTCGCCGACGATCAAGGGCGACAGCATCATCGACGACGAGTACGAGGCGAGCGATCAGCGCCAGCGGCACGTGCCGTGCCCGCACTGCGAGCGCCTGCAGGTGCTGATGATGGACAACCTCGGCGACGACGGAACGTACCTGTGCGAGCACTGCGGCCAGTCGATCGAGGAGCATCACAAGGACTGGATGTTCGAGCGAGGCGTCTGGATCCCACGGTTCCCTGATCGCGAGGTGCCTGGCTTCCACCTCAACGCGCTGTACGCGCCGTATCGGCTGGGCGAATCGTGGCTCTACATCGCCGGCGAGCGCGCGAAGGCGAAGGCGGATCCGTCGCGGCAGGTCACGTTCACCAACACTTACGAGGGCCTCGCGTTCGAGGGCGAGCGGCAGCAGGCGGATCCGGAGATCCTCGCCGCTCGCGCGGAGCCTGGCCGGCATCGCGGTCGTGTTCCACGTGGCTCCTTGCTGCTGACCATCGGCGTCGACTGCCAGCACGATCGCTTCGAAGCCCAGGTGCTGGGTTGGGGGCGTGGCCAGCGCGCCGCGGTGGTCGACTACGACGTGATCCCGGGCGATCCGTCGTCGCCGGAAGGGTTCGGCGAGCTCGACGCTTGGCTGCAGCGCAGCTACCGGAACTGCACCGGTGCGCTGATGGTCGGGCAGGCGGTCGCGATCGACGGCGGCAACTGGACCGAGATGGTCGCGCAGTTCGTGAAGTCGAAGGTGCAGCGCTCGGGCCAGTCGCGCCTGGTGCAAGTCGGCGGCGGCTATCAGCCGCAACGTCTGTACGTGGTGCGCGGCCGCTCGGCCAAGTCCGAGCGCGTCGTCTACAAGCCGGCGAAGACCGAGGTCAACGATCGCGACCGGACGATCGCGCGCAGCGTGGGCGTGTGGGGCGTCGGTACCGACGTGGCCAAGCACATCCTCTACGGACGCATCACCGCCGACGCCAATCCCGAACTCGACATCGAGCGGCGCATGCTCCGTTTCCCTGGCGGCAACGGTGATGCGTGGGATCCGCTGCGGCCGGATCCCGGCCAGCTGCCGCCCGAGTACTACAAGGGCCTGACGGTCGAGTACTACGACCTGGCGGCGAAGCGCTGGATCACCCCGAAGGGCGCGCGCAACGAACCGTTCGACACGCTGGTCTACGCGTACTGGGCGGCTCTGAGCCCGGCCGTGCGCCTGGACATGATCCGCGATCACGAATGGACGCTGCTGGAGGAACGCCTCGAGCCGGCAGCCGATCTGTTCGCGCCGGCAGCGACGGATTCGGATTCCCGTGAAACATTGCCGGCCGCGTCGCCTGCGCCGGCATCGGTGCCGGCGCCGACCCCGATCGCTTCGGATTCCCGTGGAACAGCATCGCGGCCTGCGCGGCAGAACACGGGAATCGGCGCACGCGATGGGTGGGCACTGTGACCGCCTCCCGCAAGCGCGACGCCGAGCTGCGCGCGCAGATCACCGCCGCCCTCATGCGCGACGTCGGCGTGAGCGAGCGCATGGCGCAGCCCTTCGTCGATTCGATCATGGGCGTGTTCGCTGGGCAGAGGCCCTATTTCCCGGTGGCGCGCAACGCCGACCACGTGGAGCGGATCCGCGCGGCATTGGAGGGCGGGAAATCGGTGAAGCTGGTCATGAGTACCTACGGCGTCTCGCGCCGCCAGTTGTACCGATACTTCCCAGGCGGCCTACCGAAACCGAAGAGTCAGCCGTGATCGGGCTCGGTACCGCCGCGGCATTGGCGCCATGCTTCGTCGAACAGCGGCTGCAGCGCCGCACTGGCCTCGCCGCGCGTCAGCACGAAGTCGCCCTTGACGATGAAGTCCTGGTAGCCGACATACCCGCCGAACGCGTTCTTCGCGTTGACCTGGCCGCATGCGATTCCGGCTGCTGCATTGTAAGCGACATCCCGGAACTGCAGGGCGGCCGGGTCCTTCATGCGCTCGGCGACCAGGCGCTGTGCGCGCTCTGCAGGCGAGTCGCCGTCAGTAGCAGCCTGGTCGGGCGACACGGCGAGAGCGGCGGCGAGTAGAAGCGGGAGCACAGGCCTCTCCGGCGGGTTCAAAGCTAGACGATACGGCGGCGTGCCGCATTTTGGCAAAACTGGGCCAAGCGGCACGGCGCAGGCGCCCAAAACGCAGGCGATTCGCGAGACCCCTGTTCCCGTTCTTGCCTAGTTATGGCACGCGTCCGACGGGAACCTAGTTCCCATGCCGACGATCAACGAACAGCGCCTTGAGCTCTACCTCGCCGCCGAGGTCAAGATCCTCAAGGGTCAGGAAGTCCGCTTCGGCGATCGCACCTTGCGCTTCGCCGACCTGAAGGAAATCCGCGCCGAGATCGAGCGACTGCAGCGCGCAGTGGCAGTGGAGAAGCGCGGCGCCGGTGGCGCCCGCTACGCCACCGCCGACTTCGGTGGGGTGACCTGATGGGTAGCGCGGCCGTCGCGCGCATGCGCCTGCTGGAGACCGTGCCCGTCGATCGGGCCGCACGCGCGTTGGCGGACCGATCTGCGACCAAGCCGAGCGCCCGCGCTCACGAAGTCACCAGGCCGAGCCGGTCGCGCAAACTCGCGCGGGACTGGGGCAGCGGCAACGCCATCGTCGGCATGGATGCCAAGCAGCTGCGCGACCAGGCCCGCCACCTCGAGCGCGATCTCGATCTTGCGCGCAACGCGATCAACATCCTGGTGCAGAACACCGTGGGCGCGGGCATCGACGTGCTGTCCGCACCCCGCAAGCCCGGCGGCGAGATCGACCGCGCGCTCGCGCAGGAGCTCGACGAGCTGTGGGACGAGTGGTGGGATCGACCGGAAGTCACCGGGATGCACGATTACGGCCGCTGCCAGCAGCTGCTGGCGCGCAGCTGGTTCCGTGACGGAGAGGCGTACTACCAGGACCTGATCGGTCCGGTGCCGTATCTGACGTACGACACGTCGGTGCGCTATGCAATCGAGATGCTGGAGGCGGACCTGGTGCCGCTGGAACTGACCGATCCTGGCCGCAGCATCCTGCAGGGAGTGGAGCGCAACGCCTGGGGCCGCGTGCTGGCGTACCACGTGTACAAGCAGCACCCCGGTGACGTCTTCAGTTTCAACCTGGAAACCAAGCGCGTCACCGCCGACCGCATGCACCAGGTCGCGCTGATCGATCGCCTGCACCAGGTGCGGGGGTTGAGCGTGTTGGCGTCCTCGATGTCGCGCTTCGAGGACGTCAAGGACTACGAGGAATCCGAGCGCATCGCGGCCAAGGTAGCGGCCTCGATGTGCGCCTTCATCAAGAAAGGCGACGCGCAGTCGTTCGGGAACGGCACCACGCCGGGCCTCGGCGGAACGGTGGTCGTCGAGAACGGGCAGCAGATCCGCGACCTGCGCATGGCGCCCGGCGCGATTTTCGACGAGTTGCTCCCCGGCGAAGACGTCGGCACGGTGGCCAGCAACCGCCCGAATCCGAACGCGGCCACGTGGCGCAAGGAGCAACTGCGTGCAGCCGCCGGCGGTGTCGGTGTCAGCTACAGCAGCCTGTCCCTCGACTACAACGGCACGTACAGCGCGCAGCGCCAGGAGCTGGTCGAGAAGTGGGGCGCGTATCTCATGCTGGCCGAGAGTTTCATCGCCCAGCAGGTTCGCCCGACACGCAAGCGCTTCGTCGAAGCGGTCGTGCTGGATGGCCTGATCAAGCTCCCGCGCGGCTGGGAGCTTCGCCACCTGATGGCCTCCACGTACGTGCGGCCGATGATGCCGTGGATCGATCCGCTCAAGGAAGCGATCGCGCGCGGCGAGTATGAGGACCGCGGCTGGGCGTCGCCGCAGCAGAACGCCCTGGCACTTGGGAACAACCCAAATGAGGTGCTCAATCAGAGCGCCGATTGGAAGCGGCAGCGCAAAGAGCTGCAGCTCGATGACGGCGACACCACGAACCGCGATCCCGACGCGCGCGCATCTGTGCGTGATGCCGTGGTTCGCGCCGCACTTACGGAGAAGACCTGATGAAGCGCAGTTCCCTGTCGAACGCCTTGGCGATCGCCATCGCCGCATCCGCCGCTGCTGGTCCGGTCGCAAACACGCCCGGTCGCCTCGAGGTTGTTGCCAAGGGTGACGACACGGCCGAGCTCCTGATCTACGGCGATATCGGCGACAGCTGGTACGGCGAATCGGTGGCGGCCGCAGATGTGGTCAAGCAGCTCAACGACATCACCGCATCCACGATCGACGTCCGGATCAACAGCTACGGCGGCAGCGTCACCGACGGCCTGGCGATCTACAACGCACTGAAGCGCCACAAGGCCACCATCAACGTCAGCATCGACGGCATCGCCGCGTCGATCGCCAGCGTGATCGCCTGCGCTGGCGACACCGTGCAGATGGCCGCGAACACGATCCTGATGGTGCATGCGCCGTGGGGTGGTGCCTGGGGCAACGTCCGCGACCTGGAGGCGTACATCGACGTCCTCAAGGTGATGGAGGGCGCCATCGCCACCAGCTACGCAGCGAAGACGGGCAAGACCGTCGACGAGATGCTGGCGATCCTGCGCGACTACCAGGATCACTACTACACCGCGGCCGAGGCGAAGGAGCTCGGCTTCTGCGATGTCATCACCGAGGACGCGGCCGCCGAAGCCGCGGCCGATAGCGCGAAGGCGACGATCGCCGCGCAGGCCGCGTTCGCGCCTTACCTGGAGCGCATGCCCGAGCGCATCGCCGCCGCGTTCCGTCCCGCACAACCCCAGCGCGAAGAGCCAGCCCCTGGCCGGGAGCACCCGGCCAGGGCGGCGGCGAGCGCAGCCCCGAATTCGTCGGCCACCGCCGGCGCCCATCCGCCGGCGGTCGCCGGCAAGACCACCGGAGACCTCGATATGAACGAAGAGCAGAAGAAAGCGCGCGACGAGGCCCTCGCCGCGCTGCGCACCCGCAACAACGAAATCCTCGACCTGGCCAAGCCGCACATGGGCAACGCCGACGTCAAGGCGTACGTCGAAAAGGTCATCGCCGAAGCGGACGACAACGTCACCGCTGGGCATGTCGGCAAGCACATCCTGACGCTGCTGGCGCAGGGTGCCGCACCGCTCAACGGCAACGCCGGCGTCGTCGCCGGCGGCGACCAGCGCGACCTGACCCGCGCGGCCATGATCAACGCCATCCAGGCCCGTGCCGGCACCGCCAAGGCCGACGCGCAGAACCCGTACCGCGGCCACAGCATGTCGGAGCTGGCGCGCGAGTGCGTGGTGCAGGCCGGCGTGAACACGCGCGGCATGGACAAGATGGAAATCGTCGGCCTGGCCTTCACGCACAGCACGTCCGACTTCCCCGGCCTGCTCGGCGACGCCGCGCGCAAGGCCGTGCTGCAGGGCTACGAGGAAGTCGATACGCCGATCGAGGACTTCACCAGCCCGGTCAGCGTGCCCGACTTCAAGCCGACCACGCTGGTCGGCCTGGGCGCCTTCAGCAACCTGCTCCCGGTGCCGGAGGGTGGCGAGTACAAGTACGGCACCTTCAGCGAGCAGTCGCAGGCGATCGAGCTGGTCACCTACGGCCGCCTGTTCTCGATCACGCGCCAGGCGATCATCAACGATGACCTGGGCGTCTTCAGCGAGGTGCCGCGCAAGATGGGCCGCGCGGCCCGCCGAACGATCGTCGCGGCGGTCTGGAAGCTGATCACCAGCAACCCGGTGCTGAAGGACGGCAAGACGCTCTTCCATGCCGATCACGGCAACCTGCTGACCGCGGCGGCGATCAGCACCACCAGCGTCGACGCGATGCGTGTGGCGATGGGCAAGCAGAAGGACTCGGATGGCAACATCATCCGCGTGCCGCTGAAGGACCTGCTCACCCCGCTGGCCCTGGGCGGCTTGGCCCGCACCGTGCGCGACAGCCAGACCGAGGTCAGCGGCAGCAAGAACCTCACCACGCCGAACATCGTCAAGGGCACCTTCGACGTCATCGACGACGGCCACCTGGACGACGACAGCGCTACCGCGTGGTACGGCGTTGCCGATCCGACCTACATCGACGCGATCGTCATCGCGTACCTCAACGGCAACAAGACGCCGTACCTGGAACAGCACGAAGGGTTCACGGTCGACGGCGTCGCGTGGAAGGTCCGTCTGGACGCGCAGCCGGGCATCGCCGACTACCGCGGCATCTACAAGAACCCCGGCCAGTAACCCCTCGCCACCAGGCGCCGGCATCGCCGGCGCCTGAGCAAGCGCGAACGTCTCGCACACCTCCCATCGCATTCGGAGAACGAACATGAAAAACGCACACCAGGACGGCCGCGTCCTCGACTTCACCCTGGAGGCTGCCGTCGAGAGCGGCGGCGTCGTGACCAAGGGCCGCCTCGTCGGCGTGGCCGTCAGCAAGGGCGCCATCGGCGACACCATCGCCGTCCACGTGGAAGGCGTGTATCGCCTGCCCAAGCTGGATGCCGCCGTGATCGCCGTCGGCGCGCCGGTCACGTGGGACGTCAGCGCGGCCGAAGTGATCATCGCCGGCGCCGCCGTCGGCGACGTCGAGAACTTCGGCTACGCCGTCGAGGCCGCGGGCAACGGCGCTGCCGACGTGCTCGTGCGCCTGTGCCCTGGCGTCGGCGTGGTGAAGGCCGCGTAAGGCCCGCCGTGAGCTTCGACACCGCTCTCTCCCAGGCGCCGGCCGCCGCACGTGTTGCCCCTCGTCAGGGCACGTGCGGCGGTGCGGGCGCCTGCCTGGCCGGAGATCTCTGACATGGCAGCGCCTCGCGGTGTCCGCAACAACAACCCCGGCAACATCGATCGCAGCGGCACGGTCTGGCAAGGCGAGGACCGCAGCGCCGCGGCACGCCAGCGCGAGCCGCGCTTCTGCGTTTTCACCTCGCCCGAGTTCGGATTCCGTGCGCTCGCGAAGGTGCTACTGACGTACCAGAAGCAGCACGGCCTGCGCACGGTGCGGGCCGTCATCAACCGTTGGGCGCCACCGATCGAGAACAACACCGACGCTTACGTGCGAGAGGTGGCCAAGGCGGTCGGCGTCGAGCCTGATGCGCGCATCGACGTGACGCAATTCCGCACGACCTTCGCGCTCGCGAAGGCAATCGCCCGCCACGAGAACGGCGGACATTTCTGGCCCGACGCAACCATCGCGAAGGGCGTCGACATGGCGGGGGTCCATGAAGGGGAAAGCGATGGACGCTGAGCGTCGAGATGATGGTCACTGGCATTTCAAGCTGGGGCCCATCGAAAAGGGAATCGTCGCGCTGATCGCCGCAGGAATCGTGGCGACCGCCGGCATCGCGTATCGGAAGTTCGACGCGCAAAGCGAGACGCTCGCGCAGCTGGTCACGCAGGGTGCGGTGACCAACTCGCGGCTCAGCGACCTGAGTCAGCAGCTGACCGACGTGCCCGAGCTGCGTCGCCAGGTGGTGGAGCTGAAGGTGCGCGTCGACCAGCAGGCCAACCGCGACGACCAGCAGGACGAGGCGATCAAGGAACTGCGGCAGCTGCGGGGGCTGCGATGAACAAGCTCATCACCTCCACGTTCGGCGTCTCGCTGGCGGCGCTCCTGGTGCTGCTGGCTACGAACGGCCGCGGTCTCGCGGAAGCGATGACGGGATTGTGGCAAGTCATGCTGCGGTTCTCCGACACCGCGCCGTTGGGCCTGGTGTCGTTCCTGTTCTCGCTTGCCCTGGCCGTGGCGTCGCAGCCATTCCTGCGCAAGTGGATGCCCAGCCTCAAGTGTCCGCTGTCCCGTGAATTCCTGATCGAGACGGCCGCGCTGGCGATCGCGTTGGTCGCGCAGCTGCTGCAGGTCAGCGACCTGAAGGGATGGATGCTGGGTCTGCTCGCCGGGTTCATGGCGCCGTACGTGTTCAAGGGCCTGGCCGCGCTGTCGGGGCTGGCGCTGCGCGGGCTGCAGAAGGCGGGTCAGTCGTGAGCCTGGTCGATCCCATCCGCCCGTACCTGGGCCTGATCCGCACGATCCTGTGCATCGGCCTGCTCGTCGGCACCTACATCACCGGCTGCACGCGCGGCGCCGACGGCAAGGCCGAAGAGCTGGCCGGCGAGATCTCGTCCAAGAACGCGCGCATCGGTGAGTTGGAGCGCGCGGTGTCGGGACACGCACAGGCGCTCGCCGACGTGCAGTCGCAATCACAGGCTGCCATCGACGAAGCCGAGCGCCGTCGCCAGCTCGCCGACGACGCCGCCCAGGCGGCCGAGCTCGGCGCCGAGGCAGCGCGAAAGGCGGCTGCTGACTTCGAACGCAAGTGGGCCGACGCGGCCAAGCGCAAGCCCGCCTGCGCCGCTCTGCTTGCAACCGATATGGAGGCCGTATGCGGACTCTCGCTGCGCTGATGTGCGCCACGTTGCTGGCGGCGTGCGCCACCACACCGCCACCGGCACCGGTGCCGCCCAAGGTCGTCACGGTCACGGTCGAGAAGCCGTGGATTCCCGATTGGATGCTGGTCGTCCTGCCCGAGGACGCGCCGCGCCAGAACACAGTGCAGGAAGCCAAGCGGCTCGCCAACGATCGCCTCTCGACGATCCAGGCCGAGAACTGCCGCAAGCGCCTGGGTGCCAAGGTCAACCGCGGGGAGAAGGTCGACCCGAAGGAGTGCGAGAAGTGATGTCCGAGGTTTTCCAGTCGATGCACGGTGACCTCTTCGACGTGTTCGGTGAGGACGCGACGGTGCAGCGCGGCGCCGATGCGCCGGTGCCGGTGCGGGTCGTCATCGACCGCAGCGTGCAGCGCTTTGGTGCGAACGGCGAAGTGGCCGGCGTTGTGTCCGTTGCGAACTTCATGCTTTCGCAATGGTCGCCGAAGCCCGGCGACGTGCTATCGCTAACCGACAGTGCGTGGACCAAGAAGGTCGACGTGGTCGACGCGAACGACGGCTATGTTGCGCAGGCGGTGATGCATGGCTGACCGGGCGCGTAGCTTCCAGATCCTCAAGGTTCTGCAGGCACGCCTGCAGCAGATCAGCATCGCAAACGGTTACCGCACCGACGCCGGCGCCGACGTGCGCGTCGAAGAGGCGAAGGAACCCGCGAGCGCGCCGCGCATCACCCTGTACAGCGGGAGCCGGGTGTTCCCGGATCGTGCCGGATCCAGGAGCGAGCGCGAGTTCACCCTGATAGTCGAGGCGCGGATCCCGGCCAGCCTCGACGCGCTGCAGGAGACCGTGACCGCGATCGACGAGGACATCGAGCAGGCCCTCGACCAGTACCTGCAGCAGCCGTTGGCGCTGCCGCTGCAGTTCGAGGAATCGATCATTCTCGATCGCCCGGACGGCCTCGCTGAGATGGTCGTGCAGCATATGTACACGACGAGGTACCGGCGATGACCGGCGCGACCGTCACCGCGGGCCGCCGCGGTCGCGTCACGCTCGGCTTCGAGCTGCAGGGCGCACTCGCCGCGTCGCGCAACCTGGGCCTGCTTGCCGATCGTCTGCCGTGGGTCCAGCGCCGCGCGGTGCAGACCTTACGCCGGCGCCTGCCCGTGCAGGCCCGCCGCGATATCCAGGCCGAGTACAACCTCACCGCGCAGCGCATCAATCAGGACCTGGTGACGCGCGCCGATGACCGCGGTGTGCGCCTGATCGGTCGGTTCCGCGGCATTGGCCTGCGTAACTTCGCCGCGCGACGCACCGCCAAGGGCGTGACCGCATCCATCCTGCGCGGTCGTCGATCGCTGCGGAAAGGTGCGTTCTTCGCGCCGCTGCTCGGCGGAAACACGCACGTCGTCGAGCGCTACGGCGAGAAGCGCGTGATGACGCAGGGCCGCTACAAGGGCAAGCGACGCCAGCCGATCGCCGTCGAGTACGGCGCCACGGTCGCGCAGATGCTCGCCAAAGGCCGCCGGCCGGAGCGGCTGGCCGACTTCGCGCGCGGAGTGCTCGGCAATGAGATCGAGCGCCTGTTCGCCTACTACGACCGCCCCGGCGGTTTTCCCACCACCACCAGCGAGGAATCGCCATGAGCAACAACAGCACCACCAGCGGCGCCGGAGCGCTGCGCAAGGTCCGGATCTTCAAGCCGCACACGCACGCCGGCAAGCGCTACACGCCGGGCCCGGAAGGCGTGGAGATCGAGGTCAACGAAGCCGACGCCAAGTTCCTCGACAGCATCGGCATCACCAAGCGTGCCGATGCGCCGGCCGAAGTGCCCACCGCGGCCGGTGCCGGCGGCATCCGCCCGCAGGCCTGATCGCGGCAACAGCAGTACCACCCTCCCATAGCAGTAAGAGGACATCTCAATGAAAGACTTCAGTTTCCAGGGCAAGGTGTACCTCGGTGCACGGCTTGCCGGTGGCAAGCCCGGCGCGCTGCGCTGGGTGGGCGATGCGCCGCGTTGCGACGTGTCGCTGAGCACCGACTCCGAAACGCGCCGTGAGAGCTACTCCGGTCAGCGCCTGGTGTCGGCCCGTCTGCAGCGCGGCAGCGAGGCCACGGTTGCGATGACGCTCAACTGGGCGACGCTCGAGAACCTGGCGCTCGGCCTGTATGGCGTCGTCAACACCGTGGCCGCCGGCACCGTCACCGCGGAAGTGTTGCCTTCGGGCCTGATCGCTGGCGATGTCGTCGCGCTCGAGCACGGCGGTGTCAGCTCGCTGGTGATCACCGACAGCGCCGGCACGCCTGCCACCCTGGTCGAGAACACCAACTACGCCCTCGATTCCGAGAACGGCGGCATGGTGCGCATCATCAATCCCGGTTCGTTCGTGCAGCCCTTCAAGGCGGCGTACTCGCACACGCAGAGCCAGGACGTGACGATGTTCGCGACCAAGCCGCCGGAGCGCTACCTGCTGCTGGACGGCATCAATACGCTGGACGGCTCGCCGGTGAAGGTCCGCCTGTACCGCCTGCAGTTCGACCCGGCCTCGACCATCCCGATGATCAACGAGAGCTTCGGGCAGATCGAGCTCACGGGCGCGGCTCTGTACGACGACGAGGCCTCGCTCGACGCGGAGCTGGGCGGCTTTGGCCGCATCGAGCAGTCCGAGGCGGTGGCGTAAGTCATGGCCCGCAAAGTGACCGAACGCAAGAAGGTCGCCCCCGCCGCCGAGGTTCCCTCGGCGGTGTCGGCCCTGCTCGAGATCAAGCCCGACGTCACGCTCACGATCGCCGGCCGCCAGGTGACCGTGCGCGAGTACGGGTTCTTCGAAGGGCTGGAAGTCGCCCACCAGGCGCAGGGTTTGATCCGCGACATGCATGCCATGTGCGCCGACGGCCGCCTGCAGTACTCGCGCATCCGCCGGCTGTTCGGCCCTCATCGGGAGGTCGTGATCGCGATCGCGGCCAAGGCCGCGGACGTGGATACCGACTGGGTCCGAGGCCTGGAGAAGTCTCCGCAGGACGCCGAGGTTTTCTTCGACACCTGGTTCGGGGTGAACGCGAGTTTTTTCGTGCACGAGGTCATCGTCGAGATGCGGGAAGCGCGGCAACTCGCGGCGATGGCGTCGACTGGTTCGCAATCTTCGCCAGTCTCGCCGGCGCCGGCCTCGGCGACTTCGACCGGATCGGCCGATTCACCGAGCGGCAGCTGAAAGGGCTGCACGCCGCAATCAAGAAACAGGACCGCGAGCGCCGAGCGAATCTCATCGAAGACGTCGGACTCGCAGTGTGGGACGGAAAGGGGGCGCGTGATCGCGTCCGCACGCTGAGGAAACGCTGACGGTGGCGAACCGCGACTTCGAAATCGACATGCGAATGCAGGCGGACTTCGAGTCCGCCCGTCGTGAAACTCGGGGCACCGCCGATGATCTGCGGAACCTCGGCGACGTCGCCGTCGAAACCAATCAGAAACTCAGCAAGAGCGGAAGCGGAGCCGGACAGCAGGACCGGATCCGCGAGATGGTGCGCCGCTCCCTGGAGGAGCTGGAAGCGGCCCGTGCCCAGGTGGAAGCCGAGCAGCGCACCGCTGGCGCCGGTCGCGATGCAGCCGCGGCGGCAGCCCAGCGGCAGGCGCAGGCCGAAGCCACCTACGTGGCCGCCAGTCGCGCGACGCAGCAGGCGGTGAGCGCCGAGATCGGGCTGATCTCGGAGCTGCAGGAACGGCTGGGGCGCAGCGCCGCGAGCGTCGACGACCTGGCGGACACCGAGGCACGTCTCGATGTCGCGATGCGCAAGGGCCTCATCACCGCCGAGGAATACGACGAGGCGCTGGAGAAGCTCACCAAAGAGCAGTACCGCCTAAACAAGGAAAACGAGAAGTCGGGCAAGGCGATTGAGACCACGGTCGGTCGCTACGACAAGGCCTCGGCAGGCCTGCAGCGCCTGGCGCGTGACGAGGCCAAGCTGAAGGAGGCGGTCGACGGCGGCCGGATCTCGCGCGAACAGTACAACCGGGCGATGGCCAGCATCGGCACCGAGCGTGCGAGGCTGACCGAGCTGCGCAACGGCGCCCAGCAGGCGGCCGGCGCCATGCGCACGCTCAATTCCGAATCGCTCGGCGTGCAGCGCAATCTCTCGCAGCTGATCAGCTACGGCGTAACCGGCCAGTGGGAGTTGGCCGGCAATCAGATCCTGCAACTCGGCAACCAGGCCGGGCTGGCCGGCCGACTCTTCAGCGGTGCCGGCATCGCCATCGGCGGGGTCGCGCTGATCGTCGGCGGTTTGACCGCGGCATTGGTCTCGGGCTATCTCCAGATGCGGGCGTTTGACAACGCCCTCATCGCCACCGGCAACTACGCCGGAACGACCGCCGGCGCGCTGGCGGAGATGCGCAACGAGATCGGCAGCGCCACGGGCGACTTCGCCGGCGCGCAGTCGTCGCTCGAAGCACTGACCGCCTCGGGCAAGTTCACTGCGGACTCGCTCGCCAGCGCGGGCCAGGCGGCAGTGAGCCTCGCGCAGCTGACCGGCCGCAGCATCGAGGACACGACCAACCAGGTCATCGGCCTGGCCAAGTCGCCGACGGCCAGCCTGCTCGAGCTCAACGAGCGCTACCACTTCCTGACGTTGGAGGTCTACGAGAACGTCAAGTCGCTGGAAGAGCAGGGCCGCGCCCAGGACGCGACGAAGGTGGCCACCGACGCACTGGCCGCCGCGACGTCGTCGCGCGTGGCGCAGATGCGCGAGAACGCCGGCACTCTCGAGCGCGCCTGGTACGACGTGCGCGACGCGGTGCGCGGCACATGGCAGGCCATCAAGGACATCGGCCGCGATGACGCAGAGGCGCGCATCGCCGCCGGCGAGCGCGGCATCCGCATGGCCAACCAGCAGCGCGCCGAGCTGCAGGAGCAGGTGCGCCTGGGCATCCTGACCCAGGCCCAGGCGGACCGTGCCAACCAGGCCCTGCGCGAGCGCATCGCAAACGAACAGAAGAACATCGCCCAGTGGCGAGAGCGCAAGGACCTGCAGGACCAGACGGCGAAAGCCGCGGCCGAGGAGCAGCAGCTGCAGGACAAGGCGGTCGGCGCCGCGGCGTCGATCGACCGCGACATCGCGCGCATCGACAAGAAGGCCGAGCGCCAGCAGCGACTCAACCGACTGATCGAGCAGTACAACGTCATTGCTGCAGTCGATCCCAACGACTCCCGCCTGTATGACGGGTCCTACGATCGCCTGAAGAAGGCGATCGAAGAGGAAACCAAAGAGCGCAAGCCGGCCGAGCGCAAGGGGCCGAAGGAAGCGGATCCGAACGAGGCGGCGCAGCGCGACCTGGAGAACCTGCAGAAGCAGGTCGCGCTGTTGGAAGATCTCGCCGATGGCGAGACGAAGGCCAGCGAGGCCTCGCGGATCCGCTACGAGATCGAGGAAGGCGCATACAAGAAGGCGAGCGAGTCGATCAAGCAGCAGCTGGTCGACAACGCGCAGCTGCTCGACAGCGAGCGCGCGAAGCGCGAAGAGCAGGCCAAGCAGAAGCGCGAACTGGACGAAACGAAGCGCGCCTACGAGCAACTGCAGGACGCCCTGCGCACGCCGGCGGAAGCCGCGCTCGAGGGCGCGATCACGCAGGTGGAGACGCTCAACAAGGCGCTGAAGTCCGGGCTTGCCGACACGGCCGCCTACGACCAGGCACTCGGCCGCATCGTCAGCGGATCCTTCAGCAAGGCGCCAACGTTCGAAGGCTTGGCGCCGGAGATCGGTGGCGCGTTCGGTGAACTGGGAAAGATCGGCACCGCACGGGCCGAGCTCGAGAAGTGGTACCAGGAGCAGCTCGCGCTGCTGAACCAGTTCCGTGCGCAGAAGCTGGGCACTGAGGCGCAGTGGAACAGCCAGGAACAGCAGCTCTCGACCCAGCACCAGGACGCGCTGCGTCAAATTGAATCCGCGCGGCAGCAAGCAATGCTCGCCGGTGCATCGTCCACGTTCGGCCAGCTGGCAGACATCGCCAAGGCGTACGGCGGCGAGCAGAGCAAGACCTATCGCGCCCTGTTCGCGCTCAGCAAGGCATTCGCGGTCGCCCAGGCGGCGGTGGCCCTGGCGCAGAACGTGGCCGAGGCCAGCAAGGCAGGCTTCCCGGCGAACATCGGCTTCATCGCCGGCGCCCTGGCGCAGGGCGCGCAGATCGCATCCCTTCTGTCGCAGGCCTCCTTCGACGCCGGCGAGGGCTATGCGGAGGGCGGCTGGACCGGACCCGGATCGAAATGGCAGCCCGCCGGCATCGTGCACGCGGAGGAGTTCGTGGCCCGCCGCGAGGTCGTGCGTCAACCGGGGGCGCGCTCGTTCCTGGAGGACTTCAACGAGCGCGGCATGGACGCGCTGCAGGCCTGGCGCGGATACGCCGACGGTGGCTTCGTCACGGCCGATCCGGACCTCGCCGGCCCGCGTTGGGATCGTCATCCGAGCGTCGAGAACGGCGCACTGGCGCCGACCGTGAACGCGAACACGCGCGTGCTGAACCTGCTCGACATGGACCAGCTGGCGCAGGCGCTGGCCAACAACCGGGAGTTCGAGAAGACACTGGTCAACGGAGTCGTGGCGAACGGCAACTCGATCCGCGCGGGGTGGCAGGAGTGACGTACACGACCAACGGGCCGGCGCCCTGGCCGGTGCCACCGGACTGGAGCATCGGTGTCCGCGAATCGCTGTCCTGGCTGACCGACGTGCTGCGCTCGAACCGCACGGGTTACACGCAGCACCGGCGCCTCCGGTTGAGCCCGCGCCGGGCCTTCACGTTCGACGTGATCGCCGACGCGCAGTCGCGCCGCGTTGCGGCCGCGTTGCTGTTCGATCGCGGCGTGAAGGAATGGGCCCTTCCGATCTGGCCGGACGTGCAGCGCACGGATGCGGCGATCGCGTCCGGCGCCACCGTCGTGCCATGCCGCACCAGCGGCTTCGACTTCGCTGCCGGTGGCCAGGCCATGCTCTGGCGTGGCGTGAATCAGTTCGAGGTGGCCAGCATCGCGGCGATCGCCGGCGACCACCTCGAGCTGCAGGCGCCGCTTGCATCGAGCTGGGCCCGCGGCACACGCCTGTATCCGGTACGCGCGGCGCGTATCGTCGACGGCAGCGAGGAACAGGCCTGGACCGATGATGCCGGCAAGCGATCGGTCAGTTTCCAGCTGACCGGCCCCAGTGACTGGCCGGGCGTATTGCCAGTAGTGCTGTACCGAGGCTTCCCGGTGCTGGACCACCGAAGTGACGAAGGGACCGACCCGACGAGTAGCGTCACCCGTCAGATCGAGTTCGTCGACGAGGGCACGTCGCTGGTGTCGGCGTTCGATCTGGCCGGGCGTGCGTTCCGTACCAGCTCGCACCGGTGGCTGACCAGCGGCCGACAGGAGCAATCCGTGCTCCGCTCGCTTCTCTATGGCCTGGCGGGGCGCAGCACGCCGCTGTGGGTGCCCAGTGGCGCTGCCGACCTCAAGCTGGCCCAGCCTATTGCGGCCGCCAGTCCGACGATCGTGGTGGAGTGGGCGGGCTACGCACTCTTCGGTCGCCAGCAGCAGGGGCGGCGCGACATTCGCATCGAGCTGAAGAACGGCACGGCCTACCACCGGCGCATCACCGTCTCCAGCCAGGCCGGCGCGAACGAGGTGCTCACCCTCGACTCGGCCCTGGGCACGAGTGTGTCGCTGTCACAGATCCGCCGGATCAGTTTCATGTCGCTGAGCACGCTGGCCAGTGACGACGTCGAGATCGAGCACATGACCGATGCGGACGGCACCGCGCTTTGCAACCTGACCTTCGCGGCGGTGACCGATGACGTTTAGCCTGTTCGAGCTCAGCCGCTGGTTCGGCCAGCCGGTAGCGCTGTTCCGCTTCAAGCGCGGTCCGGTGGTGCTGCGCTATACCAGCGCAGACCGGCCGATCGTCGTCGGTACTGAGACCTTCGACCCGATCGCGATCGCGCGGGGTCCGATCCGCGAGGGCATCGACGCCAAGCGCAGCAACGTCACGATCACGGTGCCCCTGCAGATTGGCGGCGAGGATCTCGAGCTGGCGACCTGGTGGCGGCCGTATCCGCCCAGCACGACCGTGACCGTCGATTGCATGGTGCTGCACTACGGCGACACCGAGGTGTCGACCGAGTGGATAGGCCGCGTCGTCGCGCCGTCGTACACCGATACCACGCTCAAGCTCACCTGCGAACCGTCGCAAACGTCTTCGCGCCGCAGCGGTCTTCAGCTGAAGTGGCAGCGCGGTTGCCCATTGGCCCTGTACTCGCAGGGCATCGGCATGTGCAACGTCGACCCGGCCGCACACGCACTGCCGGCGACGCTGACCGACGTCACCGGCCTCACGCTGAAGGCCGAGGCCTTCGCGACGCTGCCGGTCGGGCGCCTCGCCGGCGGCTTTGTCGAGTGGACGCGGGTCGACGGAGCGCCGGAGTTCCGGACCATCCTCGCGCACACCGGCGACACCATTGTCGTGAATTACGGCGCCGCCGACCTTGTGGATGGCATGGTGCTGACGGCCTATCCGGGATGCGCCCACAACTGGACCGATTGCGACGAGTACTTCCACAACCGCGAAAACTACGGAGGATCGATGTTCCTGCCGGTGAAGAACCTCTTCGACGGGAATCCGGTGTGGTGATGAAAACACTCGCAGCCAAGCGGTTTCGTGCGCTCCTGATGGCCATCGCATACGAGGCCCGTGCGCGCGTGTACCAGACGCGATACGTCAGCGGCCGACCGGTGCACGCAGCCTACGTGCAGATCATCTGGGCCATCGTGGTGATCATCGTGTCGCTGCTGGTGTCGTACGCGATGCGGCCGAAGCCGCAGAACCAGGAGCCCGCGAAAGGCAACGCGCCGACGGTCAAGGACGGCAAGTCGATCATTCGGATCTACGGAACCGTGTGGGTCGACGATTCCATTGTGCTCGGCTGGAAACCGGCGGGCACCGATCCGATCAAGAAGAAGGGCGGCAAAAAGTGATCGTGCGAATCGAGCATCTCCGTGCAGTTCCAGGCTTCGGCCCGAAGCCTGGATTCTGCGCACGCGGCGGTCGGCAGTGGTTTGCGCGCCATCAACTGGACTGGGCGGCGTTCGTCCGCCAAGGCATAGACGCATCGCTGCTCGAGGCGACCGGCGATCCGCTGGCGCTGGCGCTGGTTGAACACGCGCGCAAGCAGGAGGGGGGCGCCAATGGGCAGCAGTAAGAAGGTCACCATCGGCTACTGGTATAGGCTCATCATGCACTTCGGCTGGTGTCGTGGGCCGATCGACGCGTTCCTCGAGTTCCGCGGCGGCGATCGAACCGCATGGAAGGGCGAGCTAACGAACAATGGCGTGATCCAGATCAACGCCGAGAACCTGTGGGGTGGCGAGAAGTCCGAAGGCGGAATCGTCGGCAGCTTCGACGTGCGCCTCGGCGGCCAGGCGCAGACACCCAGCAGCTACCTCGCCTCGCAGTTGGGGCCGGAGCAGAGCGCCTACCGTGGCCGCGCCGGCGGCATCTTCCAAGGCGGTCGGTACGGAGCATTCAACCCGTATCCGAAGCCGGCCTCGTTCAAACTGCGGCGCATCCTGAAGGGCTGGGACAACGATGCGCCGTGGTATCCGGCGACAGCCTCGATCCCGATCGGTGCCGACCGTTCGCCGATTCCTGGCACGTGGCCATGGGTGAACCGCTCGACCGGCTATTTCGTGATCGGCGCGGCGCAGGAGCTGGAGGGCACCTACTTCAGCTTTCAGGGCTGGTGGCACGGCAACATCGATTGCTTCCGCATTACCAAGAACGTAGCGCGGTACGCGCAGTCCTCGTACTCGGTGCCGTCCACTCCGTTCGGTGGCGCCGGCGACGATCCGCATTATTCCGATGTCGTGCTTCTGCTGCGAATGCTCGGCACCGAAGGGTCGACCGTCTTCACCGACGACAAGGGGCACGCTGTCCAGGGCTTCGGCGGCGCGCACATCACGACGGCACGCTCCAAGTTCGGCGGGTCGTCGGCCTACTTCGACGGCATCGACGACTACCTGACGGCGACGATGGGAGCCGACCAGAACCTCGGCAGCGGCCCGTGGACGATGGACGCGTGGGTGTGGCTGGATTCGTTCCGGTCGCATTACTACTCGCGCGCCCTGTTCGGCTACGGCCCCGTGGGTGTTGGCGCTCAGGACACGGCCTGGTACTGCATCGGGGATTCCTGGCGCTATGACCAGTTGGAATCGGGCAGCCAGCAGCGCCCCGGCGTCCTGCAGAACTCTGCGCCCTACATGGAGACCGGGCGCTGGGCGTTCGTGAGCATCTGTTGGGACGGCGAGCGGTACTGGCTGCACCAGGATGGTCAGCTGCTGACGGTCACCTCCAACGAGTTCGGGATGAATCCCGCGCACATTATTTACGACAGCCTGGTCAGCGCGGACATGCAGGGCGAGCCGGTGTCGTCAATCAACGATGCGAGCTTCCGTGCAGCGGCCGACCGCTTCTTCCAGGAATCGTTCGCGATCTGCACCAAGTACGATCCGGACTCGGAGTCGATCGACGACTTCCGACAGCGCATCTGCAACGTGATCGGCGCCAGCTGCACGCGCAGTCGCGTCGACGGCCTGTGGTACCTGGATCCGATCCGCGGCGACCACGACCTCAATTCGCTGTTGGTCCTCACCGACGACGACGTCATCGAGTACCAGGAGGACCCGTCTACGCTCGACGACGCAGTCAACCAGGTGGTGGTGTCGTGGTTCGACCCGATCCGCAAGGAGACGCGCGCCACGTCGCCCCTGCAGGCGCTCGGCGCCATCGCTGCGGTGGGCGGGGTGCGATCGGAGACGGTGGAGTATCCCGAGATCCCGAACGAGGATCTCGCCCTTCGCGTGGCCGGCCGCGATCTGACCAGCAAATCCACGCCGCTGAAGCGCTTCACGCTGACGACGAACCGCAAGCCACATGCGCTGCGCCTGGGGCAGTTCCTGCGGCTGAAATTGCCGCTGCGTGGCATTGCCGACATGGTATGCATGGTCGGCGACGTGGACTCGGGCACGCTGCGCGCCGGGACCATCAAGCTGATCGCGGTGCAGGACGTGTTCTCGATGCCGGACACGACCTACATCGTCACCGAGCCGGGCATCGACCCCCAGCCGCCGACAACGCCGGAGCCACCGCCGGCGCAGGCGATCATCGAGGCGCCGTACGTCGAGCTCGCCGGGACGTTGCCCAACGCTGAGCTGGCTGCGCTTCCTGGCGATGCCGGGTACATGCTGACCATGGGTGCGAGCCCGGCCAATGGCCTGAACTACAGCCTCTGGAGCAAGACCGGCGGCGAGGAGTTCGCAGATCAGGGCGTGGCGGACTGGTGCCCGACGGCTACGGTGGCCGAGGCGGCGTCGCGCCTCCCGTCCGAAACGACGTTCACCCTCGCTAACGGGAGCAACCTCGATCGCGTGACGATCGGCACCGCCGCGCTTTGGGGTAGCGAGCTGGTGCGCGTAGATGCACTGGACACGTCGACGGGCGCTGTGACGTTCGGCCGCGGCGTAGGCGACACCCCGCCGGTGGAACATGTCGCCGGCGAGCGCGTGTGGTTCTACGACGCCTGGTCCGGAAGCGACCAACGCGAGTACGTCGCCGGCGAGACAGTGTCCGCTAAGTTGCTGACGCGAACGACGTCGCAGGAGCTGCCGCTGTCGTCCGCCGCGGAGATCTCCGTCGTCATGGATCAGCGTGCCCAGCGTCCGTACGCACCTGGCAATGTGCGCGTCGCTGGCGAGTACGCGCCGGCCAGTGTACTGACGGGTCCCCTGGCCCTGACGCTTGCACATCGCGATCGCGTCCTGCAGGCCGACCAGCTGGTGGACTGGGGCGCCGGCAGCGTCGGCCCTGAGCCGGGCGTCGAGTACCGCGCTCGCTACTACGACGACACCACCGACGCGCTCGTGTACGAGCCCGCGACGTTCACCGCGGACAGCGCCTCGCACGAGTTCCTTTTCACGGGTGCTGTTCGCCTCGAGCTCGAGAGCGTGCGCGGCGGTCTGGAGAGTTGGCGGGCGGTGGTGGTGCGCTTCATGTACGAGAACGGCGGAACGGAACTGATCACCACCGAGGCGGGAGAGGGCCTCATTACCGAGGACGGCGAAACCGTCATCACCGAAGGATAAGAAGATGTCGAAGAAGTTCAGTCAGTTTGATCCGGCCGGCGCACTAGACGCTGCGGACAAGTTCCCTCTCCTCCAGGAAACCGGCACGCCCGGGGTCTACGTCAACGTGCTGGCGGACCTCGGCACCCTGGCCGCGTTCCTGGCGCTGGCCAGCAGCGTGCCGCCAGTGGCCACGATCAGCACGACCACGCATAGCCTCGTCGCCGCCGACGTCGGCAAGTACAACCGCCTGACCGCCACCAGCGCGAAGACGGTCACCGTGCAGCCGAATGCCACCGAGGCGATGCCGGACAACGCAGAGATCCATGTGCGAAACGTGGGAGCCGGTACCGCGACGATCGCAGCGGGCGCAGGTGTAACGATCAACGCGCCGGCGGGCGGCACGCTGGTGGTGCCGGTAGGCGGAACGGTGACGTTGAAGCGTGCGGCGGCCGATGTGTGGGACCTAATCGGCGTGACCGAGGCGGCGCCGTGATCCCCGGCATCATCGCCGGCCGTCGTACGGCGGCGCCTGTCAACGACCCCCTGTGGGCGAGCGTACGGTCACTCGTGCATTTCGACGGCGCCGATGGCGCCACGTCGATCACCGACCAGAAGGGCGTTGCCTGGACGCGCGATGGCGCGGCCGTTCTCGCCACGGCTCAGAAGAAGTTCGGTACTGCCAGCCTGCGCCTGGTGAACACCACCGGCGACGACGGGTTCCGTGCGGCCGCGGATCTGATCAGCCCGTCAGGGCAGCTGAAGCAGCTGATCACGATCGAAGGTTGGATGCGCGTCGATACGCTCGCCGGCTACCAGTACAACCGAAATCCGCTGATCGGCCAGGGCGCTTCAAGCGGATCCACCGACCAGAGCTTCGGAATCGACGACGGCAAGGTCACGTTCTATCGGGCAGCCGGCCTCTCGGGCGGCAACCGGGTGGTGCAGGGCACGACCGTGATTGCCGTTGACACCTGGCACCACGTCGCGATGACCTACGACGGTAGCGTGATCCGCGTGTTCCTCGACGGCGTCCTCGAGGCTTCGGCCACCGACAACACGGCCGGCTGGCAGAACACCGGTTCGCAGGTGCGCATTGGCCGCACGGTCGTGGCGGGCTACGAACAGTACCGCCAGGCGACCAGGGGCTACATCGACGAGCTGCGCATAACCCGCGCCTGCCGCTACACGTCGAGCTTCGCGCCGCCCTCTGCGCCGTTCCCGAATAGCTGAGGCGCCGCGATGCTACGACGCCCTGCGCTTGGCGTAGACGAACGTGCTGGTAAAACCGGGCCACTGCTCGTCGACGAAGCGAACCGCGAAGCCGCGATGCTCGAGGTCCTGCCGGACGACGTCGCGGTCGTACATGTGCAGCTGCATGGCGGGCTCGAACACGGGGCGCCCGCGCATCACGTTGCGCAGCCAGTTCGCCGGCGGGAAGGCGTAGCGCAGGCGGACCAGGCCACGGACCAGCGCCGAGGCGTCGTGGCCGGTGAGGATCTGCACGGCCAGGTGGCCGCCAGGTCCAACGCGATCGGCCAGGGCCTGCAGGATGCCGCGGCCACGGCTCCAAGCGACGTGCTGCAGCACGATGTAGGAGTGCACCAGGTCGAAAGTTCCCGACACGCGCGAGATGCGATCGTCGGACTCGACGAAGGTAGTGTTGGCGACGCCGGCGGCTGCGCAGTTGCGCTCGGCCTCCGCGATCATCGATGGCGAGATGTCCACGCCAGTCACTCGCTCGGCTCGCCGCGCCAGCGGGATGACGAGTCGCCCCACGCCGCTGCCAAAGTCCAGCGCCGATCGCATGGACGGCTCATCGCCGAAGGCGTCGCGCAGATCCCGCAGCGTCCTCGCGATGTGCTCCTCGCCAGAGACGAAGAACTCGTTCCGCGCCTCGCTCGTCATCGAACCGGAGCGGAAGCGCTCGCGGCTGTACACGCCGAAGTAGGGGTCGGCCGCGCCCCAGTTTTCCCAGTCCCTGTCCGTTCCCATCGATCCCTCCCTCAGTCCGTCGAACGCAAAGACAGGGCGACCGCTGACGTGCGTCAACACGCCGGCGGCCGCCAGAACCACGTGAGTGAGCACGTGTCCCCAGCCCAAGGCCCTGCCACCTCCGCGGTAGGCAGGGCGAGCATAACAGGACACGCCAGATGCCCAACCCGATCATCCCCTGGCCAGGCGGCAAGCGAAAGCTCCTGCGCCACCTGTACCCCCACTTCCCCGCGCACGAATGCTACGTCGAGGCCTTCGCGGGCGGGGCGGCCGCGCTACTGCTGCGGCCATACCCCGCACCGGTCGAGGTGCTGAACGACATCAACGGCGAGCTCGTGCGGCTATATCGTGTCGTCCGTCACCATTTGGACGAGTTCGTGCGCATGTTCCGATGGAGCCTGGTCAGCCGGCAGATGTTCGAGTGGGCGCAGATGGAGCGCCCGGAGACGCTGACCGATATCCAGCGGGCCGCCCGGTTCTACTACCTGCAGAAGCTCGCGTTCGGCGGCAAGGTGCAGGGGCAGAGCTTCGGCTACGTGGCCAGCGGCAGCGGGCCGCGCCTGAACCTACTGCGCATCGAGGAGGAGTTGAGCGCGGTACACCTGCGCCTGGCCAACGTGATCATCGAGCATGGGCCGTGGCATGAGGTGCTGCAGCGCTACGACCGCCCCGGCACGCTGCACTACCTGGATCCGCCGTACTGGGAGACCGAGGGATATGGCGTCGACTTTCCCTTCGGTGAATACGAGCGCATGGCCACCATGATGCGTCAGGCGCAGGGCAAGGTCGTGCTGTCCATCAACGACCACCCGGAGATACGGCGCGTGTTCGAGGGCTTTACGTTGATCCCGTTGCAGATTCGCTACACGGTCGGTCGGACTGGTCGCGACACTGCCGCCGGCGAGCTGATCGTGAAGAACTGGGACGACAGCCAGGCCCAGTTGCTGTAGGCCTTGTTGCTGTGCCGCATCGAAAGTGCTTGCTCCGGCCTCGTGCCGGAGCGTCACTGTCGCCATTACCGGAGACGACCATGCATCCCACCACCCAGGGCATCGATCAGGACCTCGCCGAGCAGTTGCAGGTGCTCGACACCAGGTTCCTCCTGGCCATCTTGCATGGCGACGTCGACGTCGGTCGTCTAGCCCGGCGTGAGCTGGCCAGCCGCGGCGTCGACGGCTCGGGGCGCTGGGTCGGATTTGCCGAGGCGGGGCGGGCGCTGGGGGTGTAG